GACAGAAGCTACAAACATTTCGTTCTGTCTGTCTCGCGTGTTTCTGTACTGACATTCGTAACCTAAAGCCTCACTAAAAAATCCCGCGTCTATTTTGTGACCGCATTCTTTGCGAATATATGCACGTTTTTCTGTTCTGCATTTAGCAACAGATTCAGAAAAAACTCCATTGCTATAGCATAAACCAATAGCTGCGCTTGAGTTTTCTACGATTTCATCACCTGCTGATAAAACAGCATTACCAAAGCCATCTTTATTTGTTGCAACAACCACGCCGCTTTTTATTAATGCAAACATTATGAGACCCCTTCTTTTAAATATCCAATAACAAATCTTACCTGGTCATTACCAAAGTTACTAACCTCAAAGCTTGTAGTACTGCTATGACGTATTGCTGCCCTGTTTCCTTTTTCTGAGTGGCTTGTTGCCCTCCAGGTGGTAGGGTAATCTGCTATATGCTCTTTTGTTACTGTTACTGAGTTTAATATGTCTTCAGATATGGCGGTGTTAGACCCTGACAGTACTATTAAATCATACTGACTTTGTGTGTGAGAATTTGGATAGCTATACGTCCCTGCCGTATATTGTCCACTTGCTAATATAACTTCGTAATTACCTGCTAACCCATTGTTTGTTTTAAGAGCTGCGTTATCTAAAATTGCCTGTGCTTGCACAAGTGTTTGCGTTAAGTCTCCACCAGTTCCTGATACTCCTACGCTTTTATTAATAGTGGATTGCAGTTCAATCAATGTCTGAGTTAAATCACCACCAGCGCCAGAAACCCCTACGCTTTTATTTATTAATGATTGTAACTGCACGAGCGTTTGCGCCAACTCTCCCCCAGCGCCACTAACGCCAATCGTCATGTATCGCAACGCATCAAAGTACTGAGAAGCGCCCACCGCGTCAACGTTGCCGTTAGCAGATACGCCTTGAGCGTTTAGTATTGAGCTAAAAAAGCCTGACCAATCATTAAGCCAGTCACGTTCAAAATAAGAACCGTCTGTTGATACTGCGGTTGTTCTGTTTCTAAACGGGCCTTGTGGCTGACCCGCTGTAGGGTTGTCATATCGCCCTGGATATTTTGTGTTTCTTTGTAGTGCCATTTTTAATTTACCTCTATTAGTCCAACGCATTCCGACGACGTATCGCCAGACATTAGTGATTCATTACCTAGCTCAGTTATTCCTATTCCGTCCAAAACACCCCTTAACTTTACGCCTTGCGGTCTTGGTATTATATCCTTTGTTAGTAGCACTCTGTCAATATCGCTTAACCCGTCATAAATTTCTATGGTAACCGTCATATCCTCGCTATCTCGAAGCTTAACATTTTGATTGGACGATAGTATTATTTTAGTTGCCGATATTATAGAGTCAATTGTTGCGTTAGATGTGTTTTTGGCGACCTTAGCTTTAAGAAGCGGCCTAAAATATTGGTCCTCTAAATCTGAGCTATCAGACAAAAATCTAAAAGAGCACTGCGCCTCAGTGTTTCCCGCCTCAACTGTTTCATCTCCGCACTCAAAAACAGGAAAATCAACAGTTCCTATAATACTTCTGTCTATATCAATTACGCGGCCAATAATGTTTAATTGCTCACCAAAATTTGTATCAATATCATAAGACGTTTTTATGTCGCCGTATGCCGTTATAAAATTCTGACCTAAAGTCGGCGTTATATTATACCATTTTACAGCATTTTCTTTATCTCTGTATTGATTATAAACACGAGAATAAGCGAGCGTAGATAAATTAATCATTAAGATGTCACCGTTATATTTCCAGTAGTAAATCTTGATTTTTCATTAAATGCTATTGCTTTAACGGAGCCTCCATTGACTGTGATGCTTGCTGCATAGCTATTGCCGTACGCACCCACTACGCTATTGACAGGCGTAAACAATTGTCCTGCTGATATATCGTTTCCTATTTTAAATCCTCCTGCCCTAAATCCTCCTGTGACGCTTAAATCACCACCGGCAAATGCAATAATAGCAGCAGAAACTAAATCGTCTATATTACTTGGCAAAGAGCCATCATCGACTAATCCAACGTCAATAATTATATCGACAAATAAAGGCCTAGAAAATGTAATATCTTTTTGATTGCCAGTTGTGGAAGATGTGACGGAAACAGTAACGGCGGTGTTTGCTGGGTGCAGCTTTACGCCCGGCGATTTGTCGTTGTAAATTGTTGTTGCAACATCTAAATCAAGTCCACCATCAACAATCGGAGCAATGCTGTGTTTTGGCAAGCCGTTACCGTAAAAGTTATCTGTGCCGGTGTCATTTTCAGGCATGGCAACGTCAATAACATTTAAAGTTGTTAGTAATTTAGATATCATTGTATCAATTTGGTTTTGACCTGATATTGATACACTACGATTACGTCTTGACCGAACTTCTGGATCTGTTTCTGTGTTTGTGCCGGGCGTTGCTATTGCGCTATTTGTAACTGACTGCCAACCGCTAATTGGGTCAACAATAATTGCTATTGCTCCGGCGCTTGCCTCTAAGTTTCCGCTGAGTATGGATGTAGCTGATACTGTGGCAACCCCTGCCGCTATAGTTACGCTTGCGCTAGTCTGCCAACGATAAGCCGATCCAGTTGATTCAACCCTTGAGCCTTTTGGAATTATTGTTCCGTTAGCGCCAGCTATTGATAAAGATACAACTGACGGTGTTCCTAGGTTTCTTGTGTCGCCCGTAGTTAAATATAGTAGCGTGTCTAATTCTGAGTTGCTCGCCTTGTTTGGGTCTTTAGAATTAAACGCCTGTAGTCCAACTTCATCAAGTGTCGCAAATATTTCAGAGTCACTAGCTATTTTTAAGCCGTCTGGGGTCGATGGATCTAAATTCCAGTTTGCATCAATACCAATATATAAGTTTTTCTCTTCTAAAAACCAAGTGTTAGCATTTTTGACAACATAGCCGTTAACCGTTATTTCAGCCATTTATAGAACCTCGTTTATTGTTATGTTGCCAAGTGTTGTTTTAACAGAGCATTTAATTGAAAAACTTCTGTTAATCAAGTCAAAGTCTGAACTGTATTCTAGTATACCACTGACCCCATCAGTTTGCGAAATGCGGCGTCTAATCTCTGCATCAGCAACGCCTAAGGTATTTCCTTTTCCTAGAACATCCTCAAACCATCGAGTACCATCATTTATATTGCGGAAATACTCACCAAAAAATAACTTTAATCGTGTAACAATAGTTTGCGCAATTTCATCAGTGCCAGTTGTAAAGTGCTTTCCGCTCGTTACTATGTCACCTGTTGATGTTAATTTCCTAACCGTCATTGTGGATCTCCCGATGTGGCTGTGACAGGCGTACCGCTGACATTGTAAGTACCTGCCGCGTGTTTGTGGTCGTCGCCTATATTCACGCCGTTATGCGTTAGAGCAGATGATTCAATATTTACATTGCCGGCTTTGATAGCTAGGTCACCGTTATTTTTTAACCAAAAGTAGTTTGTGCCATCTGTAATTCTTACGCCATTATTGTCAAAGTCTGATAGTTTTTTGTTTTGAGAACGATAGCCCGGTGTGAAAAATGCGTCATTAATATCGTGAAACCGCTCAATAGGATTATTAGAAACGCCGCCTTGGTCGCGCCATGCGGTTATGCACCTTTGACTAAATGTAATTATACCCTCGTCACCGGCGTTTAATTCGTGCTCTATTCTATATGTTGAGCTACCGGCAAAATGCACAGTTACCTCTATAATTGGCTGATGCGCTGTTTGCACGCCTTTTTTATCTACGCGCTTTACGCCAACCTGAACTTGTGCCAATTGCGTAGCAGGGTCAAAGCTTAATATTGAACCCGGTATAGTCGTGTTGATAGTTTGCAGCACTTCATTAAGAACTGACTCTATTGCTTGCGTCATTGATATCATACATACCCCGTAATTTTGCTGCTCCAATCGTCCCCGTAGGAGTCGCCAGAATGCTCTATCTTTTGTATATTATACACGCCTAACCCCTGTGATGGCTTTATGCGCTGAAAATATATCTGGCTAAAGTTAAAGTTTTTAAATTCAGACGATATGTTAAAGCGACCGCCTATTTTTATTTTAGGGCTAAGTTTAACATTAACGTCAGCACCGCGCTCTGTAATCTCAGGCGCTCCAATCATTCCGGTGAACTGGCTTACCTCATTTATTACGCCGGGCCTAAATGAATCTTTTTCAACTACTACAAGCCGGTTGTTTTCTATTACCCAATTAAAATTGTTTGCCTTAGATAATGATTTAAGATATTGAACAGGGCTTCCATTCATATTAAAACCATCGTAACTAACGCCTTCAAATTGGCTCTCATCAATTGCAAGCGGATAGCTTAGTGATTCAGCAAGTGCCTCAAGAATATCAACCAGCGGAGAACCCTTGCCAAATTCTTTAACTATTGTCGCCTCTTTTCTATTGATTGCACCACTTAGGCAAATTAATTTTGTAACTCTGTCAGGGCCTTGCTTGCTTTTTAATATGTTGGTTATCTCGCCCCGAAAAATGTAATCAATTGAGCTTTTATAACCTGCTTTAAAATCTATTTTTTGTCCCTGCCTAAATGCTTTTTTCTCTGTGTCAGTACTTAATCCGTAAATTGATATTTCGGCATAAGAAACGTAGCCGCCAAAATCAGACAGCACAGTAAACACCACGCGAAATTGACGACCGCCAGTTTCTTCGATAAAAGTATTTCCGTCCAAATCTATTTGAAACCTTCTGTCGTAATAATCAGACATAATAAACCAGCGTGTTATCTATACCTAAGTTATCAATGGTAGGCTCTAAACCTACAAAAAATATACGCTCAGGTATGTTTGTATATTGCGCTGTTATTTCACAACCCGGCTTTAACTCAACACCGCCAGCTAGTAAAACATTTTCTGAGTAAATATCAGCAACCCAAGCATTAATATAACCGCGCCAGTTAATGCGAAACTCAAGTAAACGTGTTGCAGGTTGATTAAAAAAAGCTTGATGCGAATTTTCAACGCCTCCCTCTATTGGTATTGTTATCATAAAAGCGCTCCTACTGATGCAGCGGTGAACGGTGATGATGTTGAGCCTAAAACCTCGCCCTTTCCAATGTCTGCCGCTGCTTGTGACTGGGACGGGTCGCCAGCATTTAAGTCTCTTATAGCTGGCTGGTTAACTAATATTGTTGTTGATAATAAAGGCAGCTCTTGCATTTCTACAATTAAATCAATGCCGCCCTCGTTTTCTACATCTCGCGTTCTACGTAGTCGAGTGATCACCATATTTTCAAATAGATAATCAACTGAATCAACATCAAAAGGCGTGCGAGAATACATTATGCTAACAAATGTAGATAAAAAATCTTTTGCTCTCGAGTCCTCTGTGCCATCTAAAAATCCGGACGACAAACCCGCAAGTGTTGAACCTAACGGCACTTCATCTAAAAAGTTAGATACAAAGCCACTAGCGTATGATTGCAAATTTTGTGATAGCGGATTGTTTGATACAGAGACGGTCATTACTTGCGTGGCTGGTCTAATTATACCGTGGTCCGATGCGTCTGCGCCTATCTCAATTGGGTATTGTGTATAGTCAACAGAAAACTCTAGTGCATCTTCTATCACAGCGTCAAAAGTTAACCACTCAGAATCCCGCTCAGAGTTTCCTTGCTTGCCTATCCTTAGTGCTTTTTTTGTAAATATAGAAGTTAGCGACATTAATTACCTTCCGTTACTAGTTGAATTATCTTCGACTAACTGTTGATTTTGCTCTTGATTAAATTGCTTAACAATTGCCTTGACTGGTGCGCCATCTAAAAACACTTCGACCTTAACATTTTGTTGCTGCGTTCCATAGTTGCTTGATTGTGATGTGCCCGGTCGATTAGACAAACCGCCGAAGTCAGGAACAAAATCAGATATTGATTTTATTAACTCATCGACACCGCCAAACATTGAGCCGTCAATTAAAAGCGTATCTGCAACGGCTGCTGCTTGGTTGGTATCTTTATTCTCGGCTATAATGGGTGCAATTATTGATTTTGCAACATCGCTAATAGCTATCCCTACGCCAACCAATCCAAGACCTCTAGATAACGCACCTATTCCTCTTAAAGCATTAGCAGAATTTGTTGATATAATCCCTATTCTTCTTCCTGCCGCTGCTAGGCCGCTTAATACTCCGGCCGAACCAAAGCCAGCCAATGCCAAAGATATTCCGCTTATACTGTCAGCCACGGCATTACCAGACAAGGCCGACATTGTTCTTAACACCTCTCGGTTTGCTTCAATCCAGTCATTCATTCCGACCATAATATCAGCAAGACCAGCCGCTATAGGTTCGGCCACTTCATTAGAAAATCCGCCAGCATTAGTCTTTAAGTCTTGCAGCTCATCATTAAAATCTTTAGCGGTATCAGACATCTGCCCAGTAATAGTAGACATGCTTTTTTCGGCAGCTACAGCAGATAAAATACCGGCCCTGCCCTCATCTAATAGTGCAACGCTTGCTTGATCAAAGCCTAAAGCTTCTATAAACTTTTCGCGCTGGCCACCTGAAAGCGTGCTTAATTGGTCAGCAGATATAAGGAAAGAATCAATAGCATCTTTGCCTTTTAAGACCTCGCCAACCTGTCCGGCTATTCCAAGAGGTGCCAATTTACCTAGTAGCTGTGCTTTTTCAAATGGCAGTGTAGCAAGCGCCTTGGATAGGCTTGTTATGTTACCAAGAAAATCACCAGCCGCGCCGCCTGCGTGCTGTTGCGCTCTATCATAAGCGGCTACATCATTAGCGGCAATCCCCCATCTATCAGAGAATTTTGATACCTCGTCAACATCTTTGGCAAAGCTAGAAGCAAGCAGCCCAACGCCAAAAGCGCCAGCCAAAACAGATCCAACTTGTAGAGCTTTGGATTTTAAACCGTCAAGCGAACCCTCTGCGTTTTGCAAAGATGCCTGATCTGTTTGGAAACCGACGCCTATTAATAAGCTGTCTATGACCTGTGCCATTACGTAGCCCTTTGATTAATGGATTTAATGCGCTCGTCTATTGCAATGTTAAACAGTAAGGCGTCGCATAAGTTGTGTGTTCCGTCTCGAAAATCTGAATACTTGCAAAGAGAGCCGCAAACTTCTGGGACTCCCATAGCGGGCCTCATAAAAAACCAATTTACAGGAGACTTTTTTCCTTGCTTCTTACTGCCGCTATTAGTTCCGTAACCTGATTTTCTATAGAGGTAAAAAAATCCGACAGATTCACCATTAGCGCATGACACACAAGCAAGACAAAATGATCAATGTTCCCTTGATAGTCTGCAATATTGACAGCTTTTTCTGCACCTTGCTCGACACAGTGCGGTAGCATTACATCAGACAAATGCTTGATAGTTCCTTTTGGAGCGCCTAATAAAAGACCCTTTAATAAGTTGACATCAATCTCATCTTTCAATGCATTAGCACAGTTGGCAAGTAATCGAGCGCCTATCTCTTCGTAAAGACCAAGCTGCTCAATGCCTGACACCTGCCCAAAATGATAAGTGCGATCATTAACTACAATAACCTTATGCATTAAGCGCCGCCTGTTGAGTCATTGTATTTATTACACTCAATAGTAAACACGTCATCAGTAATTGTTTGACCACCACGGCCAGAACTTTGACGGTTTTTAATCATACCCTCTCGACCAATGCCAGCTTCAAGCGTGCCCAGTTGAGAGTGTGCAATTGTAATTGTTGCGCGTGAAGTCTTAAGCGCAGATATAAAAGCCGAATCAGGCGAACCGGGTTGCAGGTATAAATTAAATACTTGCCCTGGTTCAACTAAATCCAATCGAGCAGCACCGCCGCCCACACCCTTTCGCATAACACCAAGTTCACTTGGGAAGTCATGGTCAAACGGTGGATCGTTTTCGCCCCAATCCGTCAACTGTCGCCCATTAACAATTACAATTAGTTTATCTGTTGAAAAATCGTGAAAAGCCATTTTGTTTGCCTCTTTTAGTAAATAGTCACATCTATAATGACTTTATGGATTGCGCCAGCTCTAAAAATGCGCAGTCTAATCGGCGCAGAAAAACGCTCCGTTCTTTCGCTTGCTGAGATGTCTAAAATATCCTCAGCAACAGTTAGTATTTCATAGCCGCGTGTAAATTCTTCTTGCCCATTGTCAGGGTTTAAATAATTACGCTCACCTAGATATCCGTTGTCAATGTATTGCTCACATGTATCTTTTACATTGTTCAATATTAACTGCTGTCCTGCCAATGTTTGACCAAGTTTTGTCGGCTGATTAGCTACAGCATTAAATGCATTAACTTTCAGCGTGTTGATAAACGCATCAGAGTTAAATACGTCATCAATATACTCAAAATTTGCAGAGTGAGTCAACGAATTAACGTAGCGGTTTTTAACAGCCTGACCTTGCAAATCAATGTCAGAAACGAACCCTGTTTTAACCTGAACATCTAACAAAGCATTTTGCGCAGTAGTTGTAAGTGCAACCGCTGGCGAGTTTGTGATGGTCTTGTATTCGCCGGTGATTGTTGAGTTAGCTAAAGCATAGTTAACTGTCGCAAACCAAGCGAGTATCGGGAAAGCACAATAACGGTCAGCGGGATTGTATGTTGAATGTCCGCGACGATATCCTAACTGCGTCAACTGATAAGAGATACTAGTAGTGTCGCCGGGTACAATTGTCTCTGTATCGAATGCACAGTTAGCAAAGTAAGATTCGTTACTGTTGCACCAAGAAAAGGCGGCAATAGTATCTGTAACATCATCATACAAATCAATAGTGTTTAATGTAATGTACCACCAGAAGCTATCTCGCGCGCGTGCGTATGTATCCACGTAAGAAGCATCAGTATCAGGCTTCACATAGATTCGCAATTGACGGACGTTAGGAGTTGCCCCTAACCACTTATCTGCAGCTTTGTATGCTTCATCAGATGACGTAAAACCATCCGACAAAATAGCTGCTGTGTTTGTATAGTCGCGATACTCATCAACAGCAAGACCAGCGGCAACGCCCTCAGTCTCAGTGATGAATAGAGTAGCAAAACCAAAGTTTGCAAACCCAAGAGCACCCGGCACAAACCGAGTTGTTACTTGAATTATATTGTCTACGCTGTATGACATTTAAAATCCCCTTACGGATTTGGTGAAATTATTGTAATATCGTTTATTATAACATTATTGTCGAAATCTTCTACTTTCACTGGTAGTTGATAAATAGCATTAGTAGTAACAAGCGTTGTCTGCTCGTATGTGATGCGTATTGTAATTTGTGCGCGACTCTCCCATGAATTAGATTGCAGGGCTGTGAGGTCATTTATAGCGTTTGTACCATTCCAACCAGCGTTATTTAAAAACAATAATTCTTGTATATCAGGTCGTTTATTTGATTGAAATAATTGTTCTGCATAGTCGTTAGCGTTGCCACGGTAAAAATTCACGCTTACGTCTGCTATTACCTGCGCGCGTATGTCATGTTGTACCTCTTTGACATTGCCGATCGGACTGGTAACCGGTGCTGTGTTTGTTTTGCGTATAATAGCTTGTCCACGGTGACGCTTAGGCCCCTTAGCAAATACAGTGCAATACTCGCCCGATGGTGAAGGTGCGTTAGGGTTAGCTTGTATGACCGTTGTAACGCCTGTACACGTTAAAACAATTTGTCGGACTAAAGTGTAAAGTGCTAGATTATCCATCGATTAACACCACCATTATTTTTGCATAACTGCGCCATTTTCTAATATCGGAGCTAATAACTTTGTATCTTTGAGTGCCTACATTATTTGCGTTAAATTCCCAGAATGCTAGTGGGCTTAGTGCGTGAAAATCGCCATCGTTAACGTATATTTTACGATAGTCATTAATGCGCTCGCCACCCAATGATAAAGCCTGCAACTCTCTTGGGTTTAGATGTTGAATATTTACAGTATAAGGTAGCGTTGCTTCTGTGCCCTCAACCCAAACTCCGTTAGCATCGTAAGCACTGCCAGTTATTGCTATCTGATTTGCTGGTATTGATTGAAAATCCGCATCAATAAAGCCGCCCATATCTAAAGACATTATAATCCCTCCTCTACGTTTTCATCAGTAACCACAAAGGTTATTGAGTTTAGCAGGCCGCCAGTGTCTATAAGTGGATTTGATGAGCCTTTTGCCCTTATAGTGCTTGCAGCGTTTGACGGTGTCCGTAAGTTTACCATTTTATTCTGCACCGCGCCTTTTGCGGCAAGCCCAATTAAACCAAGAACTTTTTCGGCTCCATCTTCTGCAAGTCTTGACTCTGCGATCGCCCTAAGCATTGGCTGTGCCTCTTCCACGCCCGTGCGCAAGAATGGTCGAGCGTCTATGGTTGGAGTCCCGAACTCATGAATAGCGCCTAGTTGCGCCATCTTTATATCACTGTCTTCATGCTGCCCTGCATCGCCTCTAATACCTACTAATACTTTTTTATTAGTAGTGTATTTAGCTGCTGCTTTTTGCAATGCTCGCCTAACCTGTGCGGAGTTTCTAACACTTGTGTTAAGCATTATAAGCCTCTGCCATCATTCCACCGCCACCATATAGCATAATAGTTGACCAAAATTGAACACCGTAAGCCGTAGCCGCGTAGTCACCATAGCCGCCATCTTGAGCGCCTGCCACGAATCCGCTTTGTGATTCATCACCTACTGATTTACTAGTTGCTACCACAATAGCACCGTCAGAGCCTCCGCTAGTGCGCTTCCAGACGGTCAAGCGATGAGCAACAAACAAGCCTTGTAACTCGTTAGCCATGCAGTCATAGTCGCCTACAAACTGACATAGGAACAGCTCAAGATATCTATTCACAACCGCATCATCAATCGTGCTGAACTGCGGATAAAATATTCTAAATTCTGCGAGTGTCATAGTATTTCCAAATTTCCCATTTAATAGTTGTATTATAAACTATACAGGTATAAGGTAAAGCTACACTAAAGTAATAAGGATAAGGATAAGGTTTGATTACATTCACAGCTAAAGAGTTCCACGAAACACCGACCCAAGTGTACAGAGCAGCAGTTAAAGAAGCTGTAAAGATTACACACGCGCATCACGGGGACTTTTATATTATGACCCATGAGCATATTGAGAGAGAATTAGATTGCCAAGTTCACATTGGCCCTAATGATATAAGCTGGAAATAAAAAATGGGAAACTTAATAAATAAAATAAAGCTTAATATGCTTTCGAAAAGGATTAATAATAAGTTTAAGGAGGGCGGTGTTCAAGTCACAGATAAAGAAATGAATTTTTTATTAAGCACAGCTGATAATGATTTAGAAAAAACAACTTTAAGAAATATTTTTGGGAGATAAAAAATGAATAAATCAACTATTGATTATTTATCAGAAGTTACTTGGGTAAAATTAGATGCATCAGGTCAGCTTTTCGAATGGATTCCTAGCAAAAATGAATTAATAGAAATGCAAAACGATTACGATAAAGAGATTATCAACCAAAAAAAACAAGGAGAATAAAGTGAATAAATTAAGATCAAGTTATTTTTTAGACGTAGGCGGAATTTACGCACAGGGAGATGTTATACAAGATGAGTTTGGTAGTTTTTCTAGAGTCTCAGATACAAACATAAATTGCATGTCAATAAAATACGCAAATAAAAACACGGACGCTGATGCAGATCTTTTTGTGGAATTACTTGAACCGCGTTATAGCACTGTAAGACAACCTGTTGATGATAACTTTCCTGTATTGGTAAGAGGAAGTGACGGGAAAATGATAAAGGATATGGCAGGAAATATATCTTGGCCTCGGACTTTGGGCGTGTGGATGCCAGATATTGGAGCATTAATTGCGCTACAAGAAAGGCACGATAATATTATTAGCGAAGAAAAAAACAAGGATGATAAAAGTGATGATAAAGTTTTAATTGCAAGATTAACAAAGTGCCTTGAGGAGGTAAACTCTGACAATAGAGAAATGAGGCGTGAAATAAAAAGTTTAAAATCTCAACTTGAAACAGAAAAAATTCTTCTCGATATTATGAGAAATAGATAATAAAAAGGGAGCAATTAAGCTCCCCTTTTTTATGCGTCTAATTTAACCTAACGACAAATCGCCATTTTTTACCCATGCCATAGCAGCAGGGTTTTGTTTGACTAATTGTAATTGCTCATCAGTTAAAACAACAGATTGACCGGGCATTACTTTAATACCTGCAACGCCGCGCAACCCTTTGGTATTGTTCGTTAACTCTACTTGCACAGTGGGCTTTCCGTGGTCTTTCATATTACAGTCCCTCGATTACGGTGATAGAAAGAGGGAAGTAAGCAACAACACCGGCTGTACGCATACGAGCATTGATGATAGTAACCATATTACGGAACTGAGGCGCTAACACGTTGTAAGGCAGTGGAGTTTCCATTGCTACCTTTTGTGGATCATTGCGGTAAGCCAAAAGTACATTGCTTGGACCGGCACCGGCGCCCTTCATGTAAACTGAACTTTCCACTGTAATTTCTGGATAGTTTCGCTTGAATCGAGCAAGAGCAGAATCACCAGAAGCATCATCAAAAAATATACTGTTTGCATATTCAAGATCGGCAAGTGAAAGAATGTAAGTATCAGGGCTTTCGATCTCGTTGGTGTCTTCTGTTTGCTGAATCTTAGGGCGTACCAAGTCGGCATAAACTTCGACGGCCGTTCCATTCGCTGCACCTGCGGCGGTTTTCCAGTTTGTGCCACCAGCCGCTTTAGTAGATGCGGTTTCCTTGGTAATGTTTGGAGTTGTAAGCATACCAAACAATCCAGCGGCAGTATCACCAGCCCATGCAATGCGCTCAAATTTACGCTCTGCTGCATCACGGTTAGAAATCATTTTACGAGCAGTAAGCGGAACACCAGCCATATTTGCACGCTCAACATCGTTCACAGAGTAATGCACAGCACCACCAAACGAAGCGATTTCAGTGACTAACTTCTCGCCTTTGATATCGGTAACTGGCAAGTCATCAGCATAGTTTGAGATCAACTTAAACATACCGACTTGATCAGCCACAATATACGCAAACTCTTCTGCACCTGGAGGGCTTTCTGCTTGCTGAGGAATTAACTGTTTAGCTTTAAGCGTAGGATACGGGCGATCTAAAATCTGCGCTCGTAAGTGCTGCAACTGCAATGCAAAAATCATTGACTCGCCAGCGTCCATTTTAACGCCTGATTGCTCGTTTGATTGCTCAATTACAGCAGGGAGATAAGACCAGTCTTCCAACTCTACGCTATCTAAGTGTGTAAAATTAATTTTCTTGTTGAAATTCTTCATTTATATTACCCCTGCATCGCTGGCATTAGTTTAACTTTGACTAAATTACCGTTTGTGGCTGCTGTTTCTGCGCGGCCGATCGGCTTAGTAGTTGTTGTGACACCTTGAGTAGACTTAACATCACCTGGGGTACCTGAAATCATTGCGTAAACAAGCGCGTCAATTGCTATTGTTTCGCGTGCTTGAAGATAAATGCTATCTTCAGTTGTTACAGGAGTTGCAATACCAGCCTTGTACACTGCTGCCCCTGCTTCATCCTGAACCAAAGTAGTGGTCCAAATTGTAGCTCCAACGATATAATCATTTACGCCACTAGGTAAAACAATCTTACCGGCTCCGTTCAGGGTCACACAAACACCGTGCGCAGTGTTAATTGCCGCGACCTTTGTAATTGTATTAAATCCACGGCGACTGTCAGCAACTAAGCCCTTGATCGCAACGTCGGAATCTGTTGAATAAGTTGTATTTAAAGCCATTGTTATTTACCCCCGGTGTAAAATTTGTTGTCTGAACGTTGCTGAACAGTTAAGCCTGAATCTTTATTTTCTTTTTTACCGTCGTTACCGTTGTCACCACGTTGCTTTCTAACGTTTGTATCAGCAGAGAATTCAATTGCTGCATCAAGTCGAGCGGCCACATAGTCATCGGTTTTTTCGTCTAGCTTGGTTTCGTGCATTGCTTCGACAGAAAGTTCACGCGATGTTTTAATCGTACCGTCGTCTTTGCGTAATTTAATTTTAGCGTTAATTGTTTGCGCTTTTTCAAGAGTGTCAAAGATAGCTGATATATCGGCCGAATCCATTTTGCCCTTGCTATCTTCTTCTGACTTCTTCATCTTTTCAAATAAAGCATCATAAGTAGCTTGAAGTTTGTCAGTGTTTTCACCGTCCTTCTTCATTTTGTCCAGCTTCTCTTTCATATCCATTAAGGATTTATCAGCAGCATCGGCACGAACAGCTAAAGAGTCAATATGCCCTTGAAGCAGCTCAACCTCTGAATCTGATACGTCTAGTTTTACTGTCTTTCCGTTAGGAAATTTAATCATAGCCATATTATTATCTCTTATATCAAATGAGTCGCGTCGTTCGTCTGAACGAATTCCGCTACTAGGTGATCTTCCGATCATTACAATCGCAAGGTGGTTGTTTAATCTTTCAACTTGGTTTTTTGCTTCGTCTAGCTTTACATTATAACCCGCTGACAATCCGCGCATACCATTACGCACAGAATCCAAAGCGGTCTTGGTAGTAACTTTAAACTTGGCCCATAGTTGATTATCTTTGCGCCATGCCTTTATTACTGAGCCTACTTGATGGCGTTGTGCGGTCGATGGGCTTAATAAACTATTAGGGTGCGTCAACGTAAGCGGCAAACCTTCCCAGTCATCCATGTTAGAAAATAGCGCAGATTCAGATACTGTTTCTGTGCCATCTTTATAGACTAGTTTTTCGCCTGCGGACGCAATAATACCCTCTGCGGTTATAAAACCGTTCGAGTCTTCAAGTATTTTAAATTGTTGTGCTGCGTCGCAACGTAACATAAGCGTCTCTTTTGTTAACATATACTGATTATAACACTTTGCTAGCAGTGTGCAAAGTGCCTATTGATAAGTATTAATTGATAGATATAAACAATCAAAGTATTGGCAACTAAAGGTTGCACATATAATAGGGAGTTGCTATTATTAACACATCGAAACGGCACAGCAAAAAGGAAAGCATCATGAACAAATTAGAAATGGTAAATAAATTTAAAGCAGCAGTTAAAAACGATGACAAAAAAGTATTAATGGAAATGATGAGTCCTGTTATTGATCAGCTTGTCGAAATGCTACAGGCTGGCGTTCTACTTAAAAATGTAAAGCGCCACTTAGAAAATAAAGGCATAACAGGCAAAGCTTGCGAAATGATTACTGAAATGGCAATCATTCGCAGAGAGAA